TCATACTTAAGGTACTACAATGAGCAATGTCATAGACTTCACGGAACGACTTAAGGCAAGAGCTAAAGATGTGAAGGAGACTGAAGCGGTATTTGAAGACTATGATAAGAAAGTTGCAATGAGGTTCTCTATTGATGTAGCCAGAGATGTTGTGACTGCTATGCACGAGATGGGATACGATGTGGCAGATCATCCCAAATCTGTGCTAGACATTATGTCCTTGATTGAGACTGTCCGAGCTTTGATGTTTAGAGCTAGTGGCGAAGAATATCACTATCAACATATCTCTGAGCAGGTATTCCAGGATGAAGAAATGGACTACGGTGAAGCTCTAGAGGAATTCCTTGATGAGATGTACAAAGCTGAAGATGAAGAAACTACTTGACAACCCACAATATTTCTGTTATACTGTACTAACAAATTAATAGAAATAGGAGATAGATTATGATACTGGTTGATATGAACCAAGTTATGATTTCCAATATGATGATGCAGATTGGAAATCACCAAAACGCTCAAGTAGATGAGAATATGTTAAGACACATGATCCTCAATACTTTGAGATTCAATAGACAGAAGTTCCATCGTGAATTCGGTGAGCTACTTATCACGTGTGATGACAAGAATTACTGGAGACGTGATATATATCCGTACTATAAAGCGAATAGAAGAAAGGCACGTGAGTCTTCAGAGATAGATTGGAATGCAGTATTTACCGCACTCAATCGTATTCGTGATGAACTTAAAACGCACTTTCCATATAAGGTTATCCAGATCGAATCGTGTGAAGCAGATGATATCATTGGTACTATCGTTCACAAAGAGGGCAAAGCGTTAAATGTAGGTGAGCCTATTTTAATTCTATCGGGTGATCATGACTTCAAACAACTGCACACTTATGCTAATGTTAAGCAATATGATCCTACTCGTAAGAGATGGATAACGCATTCTAATCCAGATCAATATCTAGCTGAACACATTATCAAGGGTGATGCGGGTGACGGTGTTCCAAACGTCTTATCAGCAGACAATGCACTTGTTATGGGTATTCGTCAAAGACCAGTGACCAAGAAAAGGTTGCTCGAATGGGCTGATATAAATAATATGACAGATGAAGTAAAGCGTAACTATTATAGAAACAAGGCAATGATTGACTTGACGCAGGTCCCAGACCCAATCAAGAATCAGATACTTGGTGAATATGAGGCAGAGAATCCAAAAGATCGAAGCCAGTTAATTAATTATTTCATTAAGAACAAATTAAGAAATTTAATGGAAAGTATATCGGAGTTTTAAATATGACTACAGAATCACTGGCAGAAATTACTGCTAAATGTTGTGAAATGAAAGAGCCGTCTGAACAGATAGCATACTTGAGAAAGAACAACTCAATCGAACTGAGGAACATCCTCATATTAATGTATGACAAGAAGTGGAGTTTTAACATCCCTTCTAGCGCACCACCATACACACCATCTGTGCATCTAGAATCGCATGGCATGTTGTATCGTGAGGCACGTAAGCTGTCGTACTTTGTTAACGAAATGAAAGATGGTGAAAATCTTAACAGTGTTAAGAAAGAGTCTATGTTCATTCAAATGCTAGAAACTGTTGATGAGGCAGACGCTAAGTTGCTCCTACAGATGTTACGTAAAGAGCCTTTTGCTGAGTTATTGGCAGAGACTATCAACGAAGCGTTTGACGGAATTATCTCAGATCCAGTTCCTGCCACACCTCTAAAAAAGAAGCGTGGTCGACCAGCTAAGGTCAAGACTGAATCTTGGGAAACACAGGCCGAAGCTGGTACTCAACCAGCATAACTTTACACCAACAAAAAGAGTGATGGACAGATGGGCAAAGGCAAGAAGTTTCGTGAGTGGATCGAAGAGGAAGCTGAGAAGAATGAAGAACTCAGATTCAAGAAGAAAGACTCAAAGCGATACGACAAGCGTAAGGCTAGTATCAAAGAAGCTAGACGTGCTAAGAATAAGCACAAGGACACTTTCTTTAATTAGGGGTTGACTTTATAATGAAACGATGCTATAATAACAGTATCAAATGAAAAGGTATATTATGATAAAAAAGAATGAAAAATTGATGTTAGTAGACTGTGACGGTGTTCTGGTAGACTGGCTCTATAGCTTCAATAACTGGATGGAACAGCACGGAAACTTTGCTATTTCTGGAGTTACTGAGTATGAATTGGGTGCCGTTTATGGGTTACCTAAAGATGAGATGAAGAAACTCATTAAACACTTCAATGAAAGTGCGGCTATCTGTTGCATTCCACCTCTGCGTGATTCACTCAAGTATGTAAGAAAAATGCACGAAGATTTAGGATACGTATTTCACTGTATCACTAGTCTGAGTCTTGATCAACATGCTGGTATATTACGTAAGCAAAACATCGAAAATCTATTCGGTAAGACAGCATTTGAGAAGATCATTTGCCTAGATACTGGTGCAGATAAAGATGATGCGCTTAAGCCTTACATGGATACAGGGTGTATTTGGGTTGAAGATAAACCGCAGAACGCTGAACTAGGTGCTGAATTGGGACTTAATGCGATACTGATCAGTCACGACCACAATGAATACTATAGCCATGATGATGTCACTAGGGTAAATAACTGGAAAGAAATTTACGAAATGGTGTCATAACAGCGTCATGGTGATATAAATATTCATGATGGGTACACTATGAAGGCGATCTCAGGGTCGCCTTTCTTTTATAAATTGGAGAATAAATAATGCCGATATACACTTTCGAGAACATCGAAACTGGTGAGCAAGTTGATAAGATTATGAAAATGGATGATCGTGAAGCTTACCTGTCTTCCAATCCCAATATGAAACAAGTCATCACTAAAGCTCCGTCTTTGGGTGATCCACATCGTATGGGAATAATCAAGACACCAGATAGTTTCAACTCACTAATGAAGAACATTCATAAAAACAATCCGGGGTCTAAAATACAAACTAGATAAGGATGGATTCACATGCCTGCACAACAACAAGAGCGGTTAACCAAGAGGCAACGGCGAGTACTTAGACAGCAAGGAATATTAGACACAGAGAATAATCTCACATCAAATTTTACAGTCAGTAAAGACATCGGACCAATGACAGATAATCAATCTGTAGCATTCGATGCTTGGGATAATGGAGACAATCTGATGCTTCACGGCATCGCAGGAACAGGAAAAACGTTTCTAGGGTTACTCTTCTCACTCAAGGAAGTTATGGTAAAAAATTCATATTATAAAAAAGTATACATTGTCCGGTCGATTGTGCCGACTAGAGACATAGGTTTTTTACCTGGATCGCAGAAGGATAAGATGAAAGTCTATGAAGCTCCTTACTACGATATCGCATCCAAGCTGTTTAATCGAGGCGATGCTTACGAGATACTTAAGCAACGCAATCAAGTAGAGTTTATATCTACCTCATTCCTCAGAGGATCCACATTCGATGATTGCATCCTTGTGGTAGATGAGGTTCAAAACATGAGCGATCAGGAACTCCACACAGTCATGACACGTGTTGGCGAAAATTGCAGAATCATTTTCTGCGGTGACGTTAAGCAAGATGATCTGACTAGTGAGCGTAAGAAGGAGATGTCTGGCTTACGAGTTTTCATGAGAATCATTGAACGTATGAAAGAGTTTAAATTCATTGAATTCCAAGCGTCTGACATTGTACGTAGTGCATTAGTCAAGGCATATATTCTAGAACGAGATAGACAAGGACTATAAATAGTATTATGGATGATTACAAACAAAAATTAAAACGCATGACCGAGCTAAACGCTGACGGTAATGAAACTCGAGGACGGGAGGGCGAAAGCCTTCTCGTTGAGATTCGACCTGAATCCCTCGGACAAATGGGCTGGGATTTTGGAGAAGATGCTGATATCGCAGACTTAACAGATAAGAAATTGCTGAGAGGATAAGATGGCAGAACAACCTAGAATAAGAATTTTCGAACTTCAAGACGGAACAAGAGTTGGTAAACAACTACTTAACGCAGAAGTTGCTGTATTCTTGGCAGCCAATGCTGGCTCAACTCTGATACGATAGCACTGTACATAGGTAAAAGCGATGAGTGAGAAGTACTATACATTAGGAACGCACACCTCAGAGCAATGGGCTGAACTTCACGCAGAGCTTATTGCAGATGGAAACGTCTATGAAAGTGTGCCCAGTAGAGAAGTTGTTATAGATGATGATAAGTTGCATAGTCCCACTAGGGGAAGCTACTTACTTACTGAAGAGGAAGTAAGTGATCTAAAGACCGATGAGCGTATAAAGTTCATTAATGAGAGTACTGAAAGATATCCTGATAAGTTTATGCCTCCAGAGGATGAACTCCACTGCGTCACTAACAACACCCTAACAGATAGATGGGCTAATAGTTATAACAATTACCAATCGTGGACTACTAGCGGCGGTAGTATTGAAAGTAACTTTAGTAGTGTAGAGCCAACCGTCAACAGAACAACTGCATTATATAGAATGCAGACAAAACAAAACCCTTGGAAAACAAGCTCGACTACTGAAAACGTTGCTATCAGTGCGAAAGTACAGCAAGTTGGCGCAGGTGAGAATGTTGATATTATTTGTGCTGATAATGCTAGTTGGATAGGGCACTCAGAATTCATCAACACTGGCGTAACTAATAGTGTTAATCCGTCTGATTACATAGGAGGAAATGTACTTCCTGGTAATGGCATATGTGACTGTTTGGACCTTGTACTAGATGCTCCTTATTATATTGATCCAGATTGGTTTAATGCATCCGCAAGCACTAGATTGATGACAAGATGGGACGGTACTACTGTTCCTGTTGAAAGCGTTGCTCGTAGCTGGTGGGGAAGTACCACTCAGCGGAGTTCAAGTTTTGCGGCATTTGGTAACATACTAATCAGTTCCGGTTACACTAGAAACGCATCCAATGGTAGTAATACAACATTCCCCTCTAGCGGCGACCAT